TGGACGCCAGTAGCGGCGTGCCGCCGGAGATGCAAACCATGTTGTTCTACGTTTTGGGCAGCATGTCTCTGCGCGCGCACGGTCGGGAGAGGCGAAGCATGCGCGCATTTGGTACCGCGATGCGCTCGACCCAGTTCCTTCGGGAAGGCAATGCCGCACCGGGCCCTGGGGCTCCGGCTGGCATTGCGCGACTTAAGATCGTCTGGGACCGAATTAATTTGCACGGGCATGGGGGCATGCAGGCTTACCTGCGAGGCCCCAGGGGCGTACTCAATGAAGTGGCGCCAGATCGTCCGCCCGACGAAACGGCTGAGTCAAGCCGGGTGATGCAGCAGGCCGAGCCGATGCCAGACGCGGTTCCCGCGCCAGGCGTAATCGCCGGCTTCCTGCCAAGCCCCTCAGTCACAGTTTCTGGGCCCGTCATGGAGATCGCGACTGTTCACGATCCCCGGGGAGTGAGCCACTCTACGGAGAGTCGGGTAACACCGACCCTCGGCCCGAACGGAGAGCCCAGGAAATTCCTGGAGAACTCCGACGCGGGCAAGAGGCTCAAGGCCTGGTTTGGCGCGCTCAGCGATGCTGTCACCGTGGACGTAATTCGAGGGGCTCATTTTGAGCTTTTCGGCACTACACAGTTGGGCGAGGTTGCCGCCGGCGCATTCAGCGCCGAGATGATGCGCGAGTTGGTTGCGCGCGTCCAAATGGCAAAGACGAACAGTGACCTGCCCACACGGAAAGCCTCAGGTAAGAGAGAGGTAATTCCCAAGGACGGCAAGGACGTCCGATCGGTGGTGGACAACACCGGCGAGGTTTTCACGGCTGCCTTTTGCGCCGGCAAGACCCTCGAGCACATCTGTTTCGGTAAAGAGAAAGGTCTCTTCCGGGACGTGTGCATTAAGCACAGGACGCGCAATACAGTTGCTGAAGAGATGCAGCGCGACCTGAGTCAACGCAACTGTCTGGCATGGGAGATTGACCAGACCAGGATGGAGGCCCACATCAGGGTCCCGGGATCACTGCGCTTAGTCATGGGCCTCTTGGAGAGGATCATGGGGCATGTGATGAGCACCTACAGCGGCCAGCTGACTCACGCGTACAAGGCGCGTTTGCAGTTTGACCAGAAGCAGGGGATGCGCATCAGGATGTCTGTCAGCGGAGTGTGTTTCCCGGGCGGCAAGAAGACCGTCACTATGCAGTTTGCAGATTTCTATCTGGACTCTGGCTGGCTGCTGACGTCACTCGCCAATTTCCTGCTCGAGACTGGAGCCACAGCAGCGTGCTGTGTCCAGAACCCGGGCCACATGTTTGCCAGGGACCGCGACGGGACCCTCCGCATAGTGAACGGCACGTTCAACCACCTTTACAGGGGGATTGCGGTAGACGGTGTTAGACCAGACAAGCCGGTCTATTACCGCAGCAAGCATGAAGGCGATGATGGCGCGGGCCAAATC